GGCTTTTGATGCTGCATCTTTTGCAGTATCAATTGCTGTAGACGCAATGTCTTTTAACCCACCTTTAAAATAATTAGGTATTAATTTAAATGCTAATTTAAATGGTGACGTAATTAAACTTACAATTCCCCCAGCAATACTTCCAGATGACAAATATCCAATACCAAGAGCAAATGCGCCAATTAATGCTGCTACAATTTTTTTGCCCCAATTATTTACATCATCAGGAGTATCATTAAACCAAGACGTTACTTTATTTAAACCGTCTTCAATAAGTTGTACTACATCAATATAAGGTTTCAAGGATTTTAAACCAGCGTCAATAACATCTACAATTAATCTAAATGGTGCTAATATAAATTTAGTAATTATCATACTAATTTTAAATAAAAAACCTATAATTGGTACTAATGTATTTATTATTGGTAAAAATGCTTCAGCTAATTCAGTTGTTATGCTTTGAATTGATTGCATTATTTTTTCTTGTTGACTTGCTAACTGTTGTGACAACAATTCTTTCTTATATTTATCTGATAAACTTTCTTTTGTTTTATCCATTACTTTTTGTTTTGCAGTCAATTTTTCATATGTTTCTGGATCTTCTAATCTCAACTGATTCAATTCTTGTTGTTTAGCATTCATTTTGTCCATTTGTTCTACAGTCATACCTAATGCTTTAGCAATACCTTGACGTTGAAAGAAATCCATCTTAGATACATCACCAGCTTGTTGTAATAATTTTACTTGTTCTTTTGCAAATCCTTCTAAATCACCAGCATATGACAATTCTCTTAATTTTTGAAGATTTACATCTTTTCCAAATAAAACACTAGCTTCCATTTCATCATTAATAGAATTTTGAAAGTCTAAAACACCTGCAGCAGCTTTACCAACTTCTTCTAGACTAGTACCTAATCGTTTTGCTTCTATCGCACCTTTAATTAACGCATCAACACTGCCTCTGATTAATGATCTAACTTCAGCTGAAGGTTTAGCAACGTCTTTCATTACTGCGCCAAATGGTACTCCTGCAGCTTTTGCCATACTTGCTGCTGCTCCAGCAGTTTCTCTTGCAATTTTAGGCGACATTGCACCAATTCCCATAAAATTTTGCATCAAATCAACAGAATCTTCGACAGCTATACCTAAATTTTGTTTCATTAAAGAAACATATTCTATATTTTCTTTATTTGCTATTGCGGTGTCACTGAATGTACTTGATAATTTTTGTGCAGCCTCTGTAGCTATTTCTGTACTTACACCAAATTGTGCTAAATCTCTACTAGCAACTCTTATGTTTGATTCTACGTTAGCTGTTTGACTTGCTAAAAATCCGGTACTTTCTCTAAATTTTTGAGCAGCATTATCTAAAGCAATAAATCTTTCAACTGATAATTTTAACAATTCAAAACCAGCAGACAACGGATCTTTTATATTTTGTAAAGTTTTAAACAAATCTCCTGCTTTTTCATTTGCAGGACCAAATGAACCAAACATCGATGCGAAAGATTGAGCCATCTTTCCTTCTATTTGTAAAATTTTTTGAAGATGACCTGACAGATCCTTAACACTACTTATTTGTTCTTGATATTCTCTATTTGAGGCTTCAAGCAACTCTAATTGTTCTTTTTGTTGTTCAGTGATATTGTCACCTAAAGCACGTAATCTTTCTGCTTCTGCCATTCTTTGTTTTGGTGTCGCCATATGTATTATAAATATAACATCTATGGGTTTTTATATCATTTTCCTTTACTAATGTTAGGTCTAGAAACACCTTTATTTGAAGGCTTTGAACTCTTCTCCATTGCTTCTTTTTCTTTTTCTTTTGTTTCAATTAGTTTTTTGAAATAAAAAATTCTCAAGTACACAGGTAATTTATATGCAATATCCTGTGTAAATGCACCTTGCGAATGATATGATAAACAAAAAATTTGTTCGTGAATTAACAATCTATCTTGCGGTGTCAGGCCAAAAAAACTGTACCGTTAGCGGTACACCTATCCTTTCTTCATGACCACATTGTTCACATTTAAAATCAAAATTTAAATCAACATCAGGTGTTCTTTCTTTTATTTGTTTTCTTAATTCAAAACTGTCTCTTGAAGTCAATTCGTTTTCAATAAACTTTCTAATTATTTCTTTTTCTGTGTTACCTTCTACCGATGTAATAGTATAACGTAATCTAGTAGTTACATCTGATGTAGTTGAATTTTTAATTTTTTGTAATACTTTCAATTCGTTTTCAATTAATTTTTCATCTCCTGATGTTGCTAATTTACAAGTCACTGTTTTTTTACAATAAGGCAATCGAAATTCAAATTGATTTGTTCCTTTTGTATATTTAGATACATCTATGTCTTTATATTTTAACTCACCTAAATTAAACGTACATTCATTATTTTCTCTACAAGATGGACATTTAATTTGTAATGGACCATAACTATCACCGTAAGCAAATCTTCTTGTAGCTACAAATATCGCATTTTTATCGCCAAGTAACAAATCATCCAATTTGATATTCTTATCAACTATTAATGATTCTATCAATTTATCCAAAACTATACCTTTTTTAATATAATTTTGATTTGTAAGAATATCTTCTTCTTTTGCAGTCATTATTTTTAGATTAATAGTTCCACTGCTTAATAGATTTGAACTATCATAAAAATGACCTTGACTAGGCAAGTCAATTACTTCAGATGGATATGTAGTTTCTTGTTTTGATGCAACATTACCAGCAATTTGACTAGCTGGTTTTGTAATCGGAATTGTATATTCGTCCATAAATTATAACTTTCAGTATACCAATATATAGTATAAAGTTATAATTTTTAATTTATTTAATTTAAAACGATTGAGATTGTTGTTGTGCAGCTTTCAATAAATCTGTTTTTGACTTTACAGTTTCTTTTGCTGTTTTCAATTCGTCATCTACTTTCTTTTTTTCTTCAGGTGAAGATGCCATTCTTTGTCTTGTACTTACTTCTTTTTCTTTATCTTTTGCTGCGGACAATTCTATTTGTCTTTGTGCGAGTAAAGCATCATTAGTTTTTTTAACTGCTTGTTTTACTTTAGAATCATCTTCATTTAGAATTTCATTGATAAGTCGTATAATATATTCCTTTATCTTTTTTTTAGATGTTGCCATACCTTGTTTTACCGCATCAAAAAGTTCTTTGGCTAGTTGTGGATTATTAGGAACAGTACCCTTAAATGATTCAAAGTCGTTATTCTTAACAAATTCTCTTGCCATACTAGCACTTACACCTTCTACTCCTTCTGCACCATCTTCTCTTTCACCACTACTAACTATATTTAAAACACCAAATCTAGGTGTTTTATCCATACCATTCCATGTATTCAATAGTTTGGTAAATTCTGGAATTCTATCACTACCACATACAAATGTTGCGTAAGTATAACCACTAGCTTTTAATTTGTCTGCTGCTTGTAATACATTTTTTATTGTATTATCATATACAATTTTGTCTTGTATGTCAGGAAATAGTTTCTTCAAGAAATTAACTTTTGTTTGATAATCCAACGGGTTCTTATCAGGATCTTGAGATTGACTTGTAAAAATATAAAAAGCACCACCATCTGCAGCATTAACCACCGCATCAATTAACTTTTTATGTCCTACAGTAGGAGGATTGAATCTACCAAATGCAAATGCTACATGTTTCTTCATATTCAATAAATATATTAGTCTTTTTTAATCCATTCATATTTTACATGTCCACAATCCCAAATTCTATCATAACCATTATTTTTCATATTTTCCCATTCGCTTAGTGACATATCATAACTTTTTAATTTCTTTGACAATGTATGTTTTGCAAAACCATATCTGTGCCATCTAATATCATTTCCCAATTCAAAATACCAATAATTTGGTTTGGTGTCTTTTATTTTAAAAAAACCCAATATTTCATATAAGTTACCAACACTATATCTTTTATCAGCATAAGTTATAATTTTATATGGATTGTAGTTTTTAATAAAATGTTTTAATAATTTATCAGCAATACCAACTATTCTTTGATTTGTTGCAAATCTTATTAATTCATATTCATTTTTATCTTTATTGATATAACCCAATGATTTTCTTTTTTTACCAAATGTCATTACCGCAACTAATAAATTGTTATAGTATGCACCAAGTTTAATAGATGATGGACAATCTCCTTGTATATGATTTTCATTAAGAAACAATTTACAATCATCTATAACTTTAACCACACAATTTCTAGCATATATAGACTTTTCGTTTAATTTACCTAGAATATGTTTTAATTTGGTTTTTACAATATTTTTATTGTATACCCATTCATCTTCAAATATGTGAATAAGTCTTATTCCTTTAGATTCACATATCTTTGTTTTATTCAAATGATAATTTTTATCTTTACCACCACCATTTTCACTGTGCCAATATAACCCGTCATATTCGATTGCTATTTTCTTTTCTGGAATATATACATCCAATTCTAATCCGTTAAGTATACTTCTATCATTTTCAATCAAATCTATATCACCAATTAAACTTTTTACATAATTTACTATTTCTTTTTCATTGTGACTAAAACCAGCAATATACGGATAACATTTTAAACATCTGGGTAAATGACCACCATCAATATGATCTTCAAATATATCATTACATTGTTTACATTTAAATTTATATAAATTGTTTTTATCTGTTGAAATATAATCTTCTTGTGTAAATAATGGAATCGCAACCGTTGCTAATTTATGATTTAAAATATTGTCAAAAAATCTTTTTTTAGATTCATTTTTTGCTAAATCTTTGAAATAATCAGTTTTTGATATATTATCAACTCCATATTTTTCTATACAAGTTGATTTTGCTTTATCTGGATTTACATATGTTGCACTTCCATAACGATTTAACTTTGTATTTTTAATTTTATCTACACGGTTAATATCTTTAGAAACATATATACCACTACATTTAGCACCACAACATTTTTGATTTCTATAAATTAAAGATTCAAAATTTATATCACACACCAAACATTTTTTAGTTTCATAATATAAATGTCTGTTTTGTTTGTTCTTTTCAATCAATGTATTTGTTCTTGCACTAACAGTAGATACATTACTACATTTCTTACTACAATATTCACTATAACCAACTATAAATGATTTAAATTTAGTTGAATTATTACAAACTTTACACTTTTTTTCGCCATTTATACTTTTATATAACTTTTCACCAAATGTTTTTCCTGAATATTCTGAATTAATCTTTATATAAAAGTCTTTGTGTTTAGACTTTATTATCTGAACATAACTATCGGGATTTAATTTTATTATTTTATTTATGTCTTTTGTATTCATACTTACACTCTCATATATAAGTATGAACCATTTTGATTAAAAAGCAATAAAAAACCCTCTAGTTTTAATAGAGGGTAAAAGAATATTTTTTTGAATGAATTAAAATTGTAAAATACAATAATCAACTGCTAAAGTCAAACTAATTGTCATAGGTTCGCCAGTATCACCCCAATCCATTTCACCAAAATCTGCGCCTGTGATAAATGCACCTTTAAGTGTCCATTCTTCTACTTTATCACCTACAGGTCCAAGAACATTGATGGTTAAATCTTTCTTATAAAAATCACCATATCCATCACGGCCTGTAACTGATTCGTGTCCCAAACGAATCCACTCCATTACTGCTTGCGCACCAGATGGTACGATTGGATCATAAAGTTCCAATGTAATGTCATCCCAAGTAGTTTTACCCTTATAGTATCTTTGAATATTGATGTGGTCAAGAGTCTTTTTTTCACTTTTTGGTGATGGTCGTTTGCATTTCTTAATCAAGAAACTTGGTATACCGTCACAATACAAAATGAACCTATTTTTAACTTTTGGTTCAAATGTTGTATAGAAGATCTCGTTGCTATTTAATAGGTCTGCCATAATTGTTTATTCCTTTAGTTATAAATATAATAATAAATTAAAATATGTTGACAATTTTTAAATTATTTGTATAATTTGCTTATTACTGATGCGCTTTATGTGATTATTAATTGTTTAAATTTTGTTTTTTATCGTACTGGTTTATAATTTCCTGTTTTAGTTTTTCTATATAATTCCTGTTTCTCAATATCTTAAATACTAAGTTTTCAGTGCTTAATTCTCCTGATTTATCTAAACCTGCTTGGCGCATATCATAAACATCCTTAACAATTGCTTTGAGCTTATTAATATCTTGCGCTTTAATAGCTGAATTTATCTTTCTAACTGTATCATTATATTTTTCTTGAATTTTTTCTTTATCTATTTCAACATTTTCTTTTTGCGGTTGTGTTAACCATTTATCTTGCATTAAGCTATAAACTCCTGAAGATCTATTTTCTTTAGTTATATCCTGAATAAATACTTCAACATTATGTCCTTTTAAATGAATATCGTGTTCATCATTCCATTTTGATTTTAAAGCATTGACTAATTTTTCAACAAGCTCTACATTTTCATCTACATCCTTGAAATCAATAACTATATGAACATCAAAATCACTGGTATCTGACCAATTGTAATTTGCTAAGCTACCCACAAACAATACATCTTTTAAAGGCGCATCTGTTTCTGTATCTGCATAAAAATCTTTGCCTATTTGCAATAACTTTTCTTTAATTTCAGGTTTTAAATTTAAACCCTCCCAAATATTTGGATTTAAAATATCATTATATATTCTTACTTTCATATTTTAATTTTAGCCTTTAGTTCATCAATAGCTTGTTGCGCATTTGTAAATATAATACCAGAACCGCCAGCAGCAATAAATGATTCTACATTAGGTGATAAATCATCTATTAGTATACTATTTGGAGTTGCGTATTTACCTTTACCTTTACCAGAATCACTAAATATTATAGTTTTTGGTCCCGACCAATGTGTTTGTAGCCAAGTTCTTTTACCAAATTCTATGTTTTTTATATTATCAATTGCTTCTTGTCGAGGATAATTTTTTAGTATTTGAGAAGCACTTGTACTTGTTAAAAATTTTAATTTAAATCTGCCATCTGTTGATATGGAAATTAATTCGGATTTAAAATCTTCAAAACCAGGCATTGGTTTCATCTGTGTCCAGAATTTTTCACCTTCTTTTAAAATTACATTCCAAAATTCTTTTGTACCTTTATTAGCTTCAAATTCTTTTGGCGGAGTATTTGTTAATTTTTCAAATTGTTTATCAAAATCACAAAGTACGCCATCCATATCACAATATATGATAATTTCATTATTATTTTCTAATAAATTTGCGTCAAAGATTTCTTTAACAATAGACTTTAACTTTATCATATATTATAAATATGAATATATTAATACATCCAATCAAACATTTTAATTTGGTTTTGGATACTTTTGTTTTATTGGTTCAATAATGTTTGCTTTCCAAGCATCAATTCCATTATGATAAATATAATCTAACTGTTCACTAATTGGTGGATATTCTTTTTTTCTATTTTCTTGACACAATCTTAAATCAAAACTC